CAACTCCTTCACAAGACATTTATATATTATATACAGCGTTTTAAATTAAAAGGTTGTGGCTCACTTACTCCTTGTTGCATTCTTTGTGATTCAGCTCTTTTACTGAAACGACTATTCCATTCACCACATGACATTTGTAAATTGTCTGTATATTGACGACCTTGACCTAAACCTTTAGGGTCGAATAAAGTTGAACTACAACTTTGATTATTACATTTAACAATTGTCTGTTCAGGTAACATAGTTCCTTGATTATATGGTTCAACACAAGGACCACAGCAGTTTTTTTCACAAGCATAATTACGATTCATCTTCATTAATTCTTTAGCATTATGAGTTAAAAAAGAACGGTAGTCGTGTGAATTTTGAATACCATATGATGTTACTATTAAATTATTTAAATGACAGTTAGGACGATAGTCGGTAAAATGACGAGCATCATCCATTCTTGGGGGACAAGAATCATATTGATTGTTGTTAGTCTTATTTGGACCGAAATCTAATGGATATATGTTCATATGTGATGACATCTTTTATAATATGAACAGATATTTTTTATATAGTCATACTATTACACTCATCTTTCTTAGGGATATATACATTATTATCTAATAATCTTTGAATAATATCTTTTTTATTACCTTTATTAATAATATTAAACTTCTTACATAATTCTTTTAATTCAGATAAAGTGTATGTTTCAGAAATCCAATCATTATTCGAAACTTCAGAATCATTAGATATATATGATTTAGTTTCTGTTATATCTGCCATTAATTTATTTTCGATTTGACTAATATCTTCTGCCTTCATATCTATAATTTCATCATCTTTGTATTGTTTAAGACTTTCAATATCTATATATGGTGTATTAACTATATTTTCTAAATTTTCATCTAAAATTGTATTATCTGCGTGTTGTTGTATCATCTTCAATATCATTTGACTAATGACATCTTCTTCTTCAGTAGTTTCAATAGCTTCTTCTAAGATTTTATCAATTTCATCAATATCTTTTTCAATATCTTCAACTTCTTTATTTATTTCTGAATTTGATAAATCAACTACTTTTATACCACTTCCATTTTTTGTAAAATCTTTATGATATTGTGACATTTGTAACCATTCTAAATCTGATATTCTTAAACGCAGTTCTTGATTTATACGATGTTGTTTCTTATACATAACATACGCAATTATAAGAGTGGATGCGAACGAAACACCAATTAATGCTAATACTAATTGCCAACGATTTCGTAATAATGAATTCATGATTATAACTAATCTATTTTAAGACATTATTATTATGAATTAAACTCATATGTTTTATTTTCTATAAATATGATATACCTAAATTATGCCTATTAAAATCCATGTTAGTAAAGAATATAGGTCATTGTTCAATGATATATTACGATTTTTGACACTTTTAGTAGTTGTAAATATTATTATGTTTCTATCAAATCCGACTGATAATGTTTTATTCGGTACATTCTATACTAAATTGATGATTGCTATCCTTTTAGGAGTTGCCACCTACTGGTTAGTCATTGACGAATTAATAGTATTTGATTAAACGAAAAAAAACCTATGAATAATATATAAATATGAATCAAACCACATATACAAGTAAATTTTATTTAGTTAAACCACTTTCAGATAATCAAGATAATAAAGTAGACTTTACTCCTAACGCATATCATACATGGTCAAACCAAAGAGGCTATGGTAATATTGTAGTCGCTACTAACGACTCAAGTAACTCTATTCGTGGTTCAATTAATCCATGGAATAGATTACCACCTATGGAAAAACCATTTGATACATTTGTTCGTATTGAAAGTGCTTGGGCTACTAATCCTATGACATGTAATGGAAAAAATTGATTTTAAAATATTTATTCATTATTAAATTATATACTTTAAAAATGAATATACATATCGAATATAAAGGTAAAATATATATAATCCCTTCATTAGAATATGAAAGTTATGAAACAAATTATGAAAGAGCTATATGGCTTGTTAATAAAGAACCTAAAACAGAAGAAGAATTTAATTTATATTTATTAGAATCTTTAAAGTGGCTTTATCAATATAAATTAGGTGTTAAATACTAAATCATTTCTTAGTCGTATATCTGCATGTTTTTCTTTTACAACCGGCTCTATGTTTTTCTATATTTTTACAACGCTGTATATAACTTATACAAGGTCTTTTAATATTACTTTGAATAAATTTTTCGAGATTATAACCCCATTGTTTCAACTCTATACGCGAAACCATATTTTTATGAATTGAATTTTTTTTAAGAAATTCTTTATATGAAATAGCCACATTTTTAAAAGGCATAACAAGTGATAGATACTTAAAAAATATTATATAATGATATCTTCTTACCAGTTCTATTTGTGAACTGTGTGCAGGATAATTGAAAATAATACTATATAAGAAGTCCCATCCTGGTATTTCTACTGTATTTACACTATTAACTTCTTTCAAATATTTATCATATTTGTCATATATTTCTTCGAAAGAAGGGTCTTTGTAATGTAATAAACCCTGTTTTCTCAATTTATCATTAACCTTATTATGTATTAGATATATCCATTTCGTCAAGTTTTTCTTAGAATCAGTATATTTATCAATAGGAATATCATTTATATATTCAGTATAAGACATTCTACAATATATACATGGTAGTACATGCTGGAGACTTTCAAAAAATATTTTATATGTATTCTGTTCTATTTTAGTAGGATGCTCCGGATAATCTTGTGCTATTGTATGTAACAATTTCCAGCCATCCGGACCCCAAAATCGCGTGTCCATATCTATTATCTATATAGATAATTTATGAATAGCGTTATAAATAAATAAAGTTTTACATTTATATATATTATATGAATATCCTAACTGAATTAGTAAAAATAAAAAGAAAACATAGCTATTTTTATGCTGAACAAGAATCAAACGAATTTCCATTCAGTTTAGATGTAGATTTAAATAATCCATTGTATCAAGTCGATTACGACCCAGCATATACACCATTAACTAATGTTCATATTGACGGTAAAAAAATGTTACTTAATATAACACATCTCTTAAATGAATATTATAAAAATTATTATGGTAAAACCGGAAAAGAACCATTATTATTATGTATCGGTTCAGCACCAGGAACACATCTGACCTATTTACATGAGATGTATCCAAAAATGAAATTTGTTTTATATGATAGGTCAAATTTCAATAAAAAACTTTTAAATTATAAAGATCCTAATGGCTTTCCTATTTTTGACATATATGAAGGTGAATCCGGTAATTTTACAGATGAAAAAGCTAATTTAATAGTTACAAGTGAACTTTATAAAAATTATGATTTATTAATTGTTTCAAGTATTAGAACATCAGCGTCTACTACTGATAAATTTGAAGATACAATAGAAAATGATATGAAATTACAACAATCATGGATGAGAATACTTAATCCAGTGATGTCTCTTGTTAAATTTAGAATGCCAATCAATATGAAAGATAATGATAAGTTAACTTATATGTCTGGTAAACTTATACATGGAGCATGGAAACATCCTAAAACTAATGAAACTTATTTATTAAGTAACCAGCTTGATATTAGTATTGATTCAATGTATGATTATAGTAGTTACAATAGAACTACTTTTTTCCATAATAAATTCGTTAGACCTTTCTCTTTCCGTCGAGCATTACAAGATTTTCCTATTCAAATTACAGATAAAAACCTATACTGTCCATGTTATGATTGTTACGCGGAATTGAATATATTAAATGATTTTTTAAATAATACTAATAAAACTGGTAGTTCAATTGACACACTTGTCAAAATTATATCAAATATATATTCTGAATTTGAAGAAAAAATGTGGAGTAAAACATGGGATGATAATATTTCTATTGAAAAACAGTTAAATACTGAACAAGGTGAAATTTTAGGTGTTTCTATAAAAGTTCCTGTAAAAACTAATAATGTATTAATTGTAATTCCTAAAGTAAATATTTATAATTTAGAAAATTTTGAAAGTATGTTTATCGAATACTTAGACGATTTTAATAACATAATTAAAGATGTTAAAATCGATAATATGGCTTATTATTCTGTAGTTGTTCTAGAACAATTACCATATAAGGAACATACATACTTCGGAGCATTAATGAATATCGCATTTACTATAGCTAAATTTAGTAATGTAATTTATGATAGAATTTTATTTCATGAACCATTTTTGAAGCCGAATCGTAAGTTAATGGAATTGTATGTAGCTGATACTATTACAGATAATATAGTTTCGTATAGCAATATATATAAATCCGTAAATAAGTTTTCTGTATTTTCGATTAAAACAGATACTTTTCAATTAATTAATGGATTTCCTAATACAATATGGGATACTCAAGTATGTTATGCTATTTTATTAGATAGAATACATCAATCAGGTAAAGACATATTTTATGTTAATGTTAACCAGATAGATTATAATTCATCTTTTTTTAATATTAACTATGAAGACCAAATTGCCGATGTTAGAACAGACCTTGAAACACGCTACACTAATAGAGAATTACAGATGATTAAAGATATCCGTGATAAATCTAATTACGATATATGGTCAGGTGTTGCTCAAAAATATTACTTTAATACTGTAGATATTAGAAAATATATTGATAGTGTAGGACAACAAACAGATATTAAAAGATACATAGTAAATTTACATGATTCATGTTCAATTTATATGGATATGGATTCAGTAACAACTGAATTAAAAGATAATAGTGTTGAAGAAGTTGGACGAATGATAATGGATTTTATTCGTATAAGACTTGAAAAATATCTTTCAAAAGAAAAAATTCAGATTATTGAAGATATGAGTCTATTAATAGAACATTTAACGGATAATAACTATATAGGTATTAATATGTGTTATGGTGAATTTATAGAAAATATTATAAATGTCATGGAAGAAGCATTTTTATATGTTCAAATTTTAGATACTACAAATAAAGATTTAGGTAATGTTATTAAAATGATATTAAGTAAATGGTATTCATATATTAATGTCCAATTTGATACAACTAATGCCAATGTTAAGTCATTTAAAATAAGTTTATCCAGAATTGATAGATTGGATGAAATGGCTGATTATAATAAAACTCTTTTTAACATTACTAAAATATATAAGTATTCACAAGAAACTATGACAAAGTATTTATTAAGAACTCTTTTTTATGACTATCATGAATCTACTAAAGATATATTAAAATTCATGTTAGAATATCAGTCACATACATATTTAAATATGATTATTCATAACCTGAATATATTAGAAGTTGAAAAGCAATTAAATCAATTCGAAAACATAATAAAACTGTCATAAAGTTTAAAGTATAAGTAATCAAAATGATTAATGAATTGTTAGAAAAAGCCGTTTTTAAATTTAATAATCACAATGACATTTTTTTTTGGAATACAGATATTAATAAAAAAAATAATAATGTTTTTAATTATGTTGAAGATGTATTATTAAATCATAAAAAAATGATAGATAATATTCCGAAACATGTATGGAATTACAATAAAAAACTTATAAACGATTTTGAAACTTTACATATACCTACTAAAAATATGGATGCGAATACAGGAATTGCCGGTTATAATCCTATAAGTCGTGCTTTTTTTAAAATGTGGGAAATTATATGTGATTTTGAACTTATTAATAATGATAGAGATGATTTAATATATGGGGCTTTATGTGAAGGTCCTGGTGGTTTTATAGAAGCCTTCAATTATTATAGAAAGATGAAAAAGGAAATTTATCGCGATACTATAGTGGCAATGACACTAAAAGACCCTGAAAATAATTATGTACCAGCATGGAATAAGTCTAATAAAGTTTTAAAAGAGTGTAAACATATATATATTACATATGGTTCTGATAACACAGGTAATATATATAATATAGATAACATAAAAAGTTACAAAAATATTTTTAGTAATTATAAAGCTGATTTAATAACAGCGGATGGCGGTTTTGACTTTTCAAATGATTATGACAATCAGGAACAAGTTATGTCACATCTAATATTTGCTGAAATTGTTACTGGGTTAATAACATTAAAAGTTGGCGGTAATATGGTGATTAAAATATTTGACAGTTTTAAACACATTACGATTGATATAATTTACATATTATGTAAATATTTTAATAATATATATATTACAAAGCCATTCACCTCAAGACCATTAAATTCAGAAAAATATATAGTTTGTAAAGGTTTTATAAAATGTGAACAAAATGATATTGATATAATGTTTCGTATATTAGATAATATGAATAATAATAATAATATTCATCGTTTATTGACAAACAATATACCTGTAGATTTTTTAAGATGTATAGATGCTATAAATATAGCTTTTAGCTTTAGACAAATACGATATATGAAAAAGATTTTTAATATTATTAAAAATACGAGTATTTATAAAGAAATTGATGTTTTTCAAAATGAAAAAGTTGTTTATAGTTTAGAGTGGTGTAAAAAATATAAATTTCAAATAAATAAAAATAGTATTTTTCTACTAAAGTTGTTTAGCGATTAAATTTCTATTTTTTATTCGTTCAATATAATTCAAGCCGTAATATGTCCATTTATCAGATTCATTAGAATAAGAACACAAATCAATAATATTTTTATAATTAAGAACAACTGTATTGAAAGGTTCTACATTAGAACGACTATTAGTAATACCATATTTAATAAGATATTTAGATATGTTTGAAATATTTATTGTATATACGGTTTCTATATATTTATTGAAACTGTAAAGTTTTATCCATGGATAAGAGTTGTATTCCATATTGGCAGTATCAATGTTATATATTTCATAATTATTGTATATTATGAAATATTTATTATTAGTTAATTCAAAAATATGAAAATACATTTTAATATTTAAGGAAAAATATTTTAAACATTTATCAAATTTATAAACTCGTTTATATATTCTTTAAATTTTCCATTGATAAATCAACTGTTATGTCACATATAATAACTGATTTTACAAATAAAGAAAAATTATTAGAGCTATATGAATCTTCTGGTAATATAATTTTCTCAGATAATAAATTTTGTGATATATCTAATGTTCGTAGTGGTTGTATAGGTTTTTATATCAATAACCAATTAATAGAAATACCCCGAGTAGTATGGCGTGAAACTAATAAAACTAATTCTGAATTACCACAATATGATTATAAATTGACAGATTGTATTTGGAATATATTTTTTATAGAGTATTTCTTAAAGTATGAAAATTTAGGCGAAACACCTTTAGTATCTTCAAATAGCGATGAATGTATCTTTAATATTTATAATAAAAATATAATTAATAATAGTGCTAAACATACCTTATTCTTTTCAAACAAGTTGAGAACTTTTTTATTACATGATGTTAACAATACAAGTATTGGTGGAGGAGAACATATTATAGGTCAATTAGCACCACATCTTAAATACGAAAACACTTTTATAGAATATAAATCTTTTAAACAGTTACGATTTGAGTGTCCTCCATCATGGAAAAAATTGTCAGGTAATACTTTCTGTTTATCTATGAGTAGTGATAATACAGAAGATAAAATGATAAAAGAAAAGAAGAAAGAAAGTTATTATCCAATCCATATAATAACTGAATTGAAAACATTAATAGCGTGGATTATTTTAATATGGAATGCTTATAATAGAGACATTGATAATAAGGAATTTGAGTTTAAAAAGACTGCGTATGTTTTTACCGATGATGAACATGAAATATTAAAAAAATATGCTGGCGATGATGATATGATAACATATATAGTTGATGGACTTTATAAGTTTTTAATAATCCACTGGAACGATAATATACTTTTTGATATATATAATGATGGTGAACCATGGAAAATGTTTCCTTTAATTTCTTATATGAATAATAAGGACATTTATGATAAATCGAGGTGGTTTAATAATTATTTCAAAAAGTATTTATTAAAGAGAGCAAGTTTTTATAATAATTTTACAAAAATTCGTATGAATATTCATAGCAGTCCTTTAATAAAGAATGAATTACAAATAAATAAAAAGACGGATATTATGCAAATAGATATAGGATATGATGAAAATAAGAAATTATCTATAATTGTGTATATGAAACAGTGTGACGAAATGAAAAGATGGAAATTGTTATTTGATACATTTTTAAATGTATGGGTTAAATAATATGCGTATCATAATATAAAATTATGATAATCATAATATAATTCACTTAGTTACTGTAAGCTAAACCACCCATACCTGACATAATACGGAGAACATTATAGTTGACAGCATAAATACGACAACGAGCATTAGCAGATGTATATGATGTAGTAGATTCAGTGATAACACCAGTACTATTTTGTGTAACAGTTCCTGAGCGTAATGAGCGTGAAGTTAATGATAACATTAAGTTAGCATTATCGATACGACTGAAGTTACATGAACCGGATGGTTGGTGTTCTTCAGGTTTTAATGCGAATGAATAAATGTTAATACCTAATTGAGGTGAGCGTGTATGATGTTGGAATGGTTGGACATAGTTGAAATAAGCACCTTGACGGGTAGCAAAACGGTCTTGACCGTTTAATTGAATCTTCGCATCATAACAAGTATTTTCACCATTATCAAATGATAAAGTGTTAAGAGTTACAGAGGTTGTTTCGAATAAGCTTAATAATAAATTACTACCTAATGGATCATTCGTGAAAGTTGGAGTTGGGTCAATTAAATCTGTGTAATTAGTCCATTGTAAATAGTCAGCACATAAGGTTTTTTGTGATACCCATATGACTTCTTTGACTGGATGATTAAAGTTTAATTTAATTTTAGTGTTTGATGATGAAGTGACAGTTTCTTCACCCGGATATTGAAGTTGTTCGATTAAATATTCATGTGATAATTGTGCGAAACGACGGCGTTCATCAGTATCTAAGAAAATATAGTCAACCCATAATGAACTACTAACAACAGGGTCAATTCGTGATGAGTCTGGTGTTAATAAAGTACCACTGGTGGTTGTTCCAGTCATATAAAATAGATATCTTAATTCTTCAAATTGGATATTGATTTTAACTTCGTGATATTGTAAAGCAATTAATGGTAAAGCTAAACCTGGATTACGACAGAACCAGAATTGTAAAGGAATATATAATTTAGTTTCAGGGATAGTAGTACCTAAAATAGTTGAAATACTTGGATTTTTATAATTAGCGGTTAATTTAGGAACATTACCAACCATTCGTTGATATGCGTATTCTTGACCTGATGGTAAGCTTAATTGATTCCAGATATGTAACCATTCACCATAATGTTTATCGATACGCTGACCTCCGACTTCTACTTCAACATAATTGATTAAGCGTTCACCAACATAGTTGACCCAATGAGCAGCAGAGCAATCTGTAAAGTTAGTTGAGATATCAACAGATGGTAAAGTAATTTCTAAATACATACGGTAGATTAAGTCACCGTTTCTGGAAATAGTACAGCTAACTTTTTTACCATAGTCAACAGTACCATTAAAAGATTGTTCAATAGCTTCAACAGAAAAATTGGTATGTCGTCTATAGACAACTTTAAAGAAAGTAACTTGTGGATTACCAGTTAAATATACATCTTGAGAACCATATGCGACGAGTTGCATTAAACCACCTGCCATTTATAATGTTATTTATATATTATGATAAAAGAAAATAAAAACTAATACGCTCCTCTCTTAATAATATTTGCGTTTTATGACAATGAATATCGAAAATACTATTATATATTCGTTTAAAGATATTTATTGATGTCAAATATATACCATTTATGTATGCACCTGTTCAAGCATAAAAAAAAGAGCTACAACTCCAATAAAAAGGAAACAGCTATACCAACAACTATAGATGATAAACATAAAAATAAATTAAATGAATTACAAGAAGCTTATAATAAAATTCCAGAATATAAAAAAGAAATCGATATTTTAGAAAAAACATATGAAGAATTAATGAATATAACAAATATAACAGATGAAATTATTGAAAATAGATTAAGTTGTAGAGAAAAAATCGATAATCTTAAAAAACAGATTGCTAAAACAGAAGAATTATATGAAAAAAAAGAGTATGAATTAGATGCTTGTCATTTGTTATTTCATTATTATAATGAATCTGAAACTAATAATACGATTCAACAACCTAAAACTAAAACTTCTACAAATACTTTAAGTAATAAAAAGAGTATTTTAGACTTTTTTAGTCTTAAAGCAAATAAACCAGTTAATACAGAAATTATTACTGTTTCGAATGAAATTATAAAAGAACCAGAAGTCACTATCAAGGCTAAATTGTCTAAGGGTGATATTATGGATGAATATTTAAGTTATATTGAACCTAATTATGTGAAGAAAATAGCGTATAAAACATATTATGAAGAAATATGTTCAATATGTAATCAACATAAAATAGTGAATATGATGGAAAGTATTTTAATTTGTCCTAATTGTGGGACTGAAGAGAAGATATTAGTCGACTCAGAATTACCATCTTATAAAGAACCTCCAAGAGAAGTCACATATTTTGCCTATAAAAGGATTAATCATTTTAAGGAATGGTTATCACAATTACAGGCAAAAGAATCTACTAATATTGATAAGGAAGTTTTCGACAAGATATATAGCGAACTTAATAAAGAAAAATATATTGATAAGTCTAAACTTAAAACAGAGCATGTTCTTCAAATATTAAAGAAATTAGGTCTATCAAAATATTATGAACACTGTCCATATATAACTAATCAGATATCAGGAAGACCACCTCTTAATATCGATGCTGAAACAGAAGAGAAAGCTATAAATATGTTTAAAGAGGTTCAAGGGCCTTGGATGAAATACGGTATGAATGACCGTTCAAATTTCTTTTCATATCCTTATATCTTGTATAAATTTTTTCAATTATTAGAAAAGGATGAATATTTACCTGAATTGAGATTATTAAAAACTCGTGAAAAATTACAGGAACAAGACGAAGTCTGGAAGAAGATATGTTATGAGCTTCAATGGGAATTTATAAGAACTGTTTAATCGTGATTTGATAATATAAATATAGTATTTTCTGGATTTGTATCGATAAAATTTATAGGAGTGTTTATCGGATATTCTACGACTTTAAAAGATTTTAATAATCTTGAAGTGGAGTCATTAAACAGTTTTTTACAATTTTCGATGGCTAAATCTTTATCGGAATATACTCCTATTATGTAATATTCAAAATGAATATTAAAATCAGCTATTTCTTCAATTAAAATATATATTTTAGACATCGCAGCTAAAATATACATTCAAAAAAAATGGTTTATATAGTGTTATTTATCATACAATTCTGTATCATCTATTTCTTTAAAAATTGTATCAGTATCAGACCATTCATCATAAAATAGATATTTATATTTGACAGGTTGTATATGTGATGTAGGTTTCATATCTACACATTTTTCTATCCATTTTACAAGAAGTTTTAGTCGTTCATTTATATTAATTTTATGAAGTTTACCATTAACTTTAAATGAATCAGGATTGAATCTTAGGAATATACAATTTATACCTATAGCGTTTTGTATTTCATGCATTCTGGCTAATTCTCCTATTTCACCTTTAGAACAAGAAGCTCTCTTTCCCTTATGTTGGTCTTCATCAACTTCTATGATAATACAATGTGTTCCTATATCATACATTCTATCTGGACGATAATGGTTACAAAAAGTATTAATAATTCTATCATCTTGTATGTTAATAATGTTTTCAATTTTCACATATGTATCTAAATAGGATAAAACGAGTTTCTCTTTTTTCTTTTCTTGTTTTACTTGTTGATATAGTTTATTAGGAGCACAATAAGTTATACATAACCCTTCTTTATTTAATAAATCATTATTACAACATTGAGTACATTTTTGAGCGACTAAATATATATCATCTTCAATTTTATGTTCTAAACAGTGGATAGGTTCAGTTTTACCATATTCAGATATATTCTTACAATCTTCTTCATCATTACCAATACAGATTCTTTTAGGTTGCTTATATAGAAAATTTTTATCTGTATGTAAGTCACGATGCTTTCCACAGTATATAGGCGATTGTCCGCAATATCCATATAAACTTCGTGTATTACAATTATCTATTATACACTTTTTATGTTTAACATCGGTCATGTCCGCTTCTTTACAGTCTCCACAGTGACTCGCGACAGTTTCGGTTGAATTATTAAAATTTGGATGTTTCTTCCCACATTTAATACATTTTTTATTTTTAATATCAATCATTCCATTTTCTTTACAGTCTCCGCAGTGACTTGCGACAGTTTCGTTTGGTTTATTAAAAAGTGGTCTTTTTATATTACATTTAATACATTTGGAATGTCTTATATCAATCATATCTAATTCTTTACAGTCTCCACAATGACTCGCGATAGTTTCATTAACTTTATTAAACGATGGTATTTTAACATTACATTTAATACACTTGTGGTGTTTTATATCAATCATATCTAATTCTTTACAGTCTCCACAATGAGTAGCAATAGTTTCATTTGAATTATTAAAATAAGGTTGTTTTTTATTACATTTAATACACTTTTTATTTTTAATATCAATCATACCAACTTCTTTACAGTCCCAACAATGGGTAGCAACAGTTTCATTTGAATTATTAAAGATTGGATGTTTTTTATTACATTTAATACACTTTTTAGATTTTATATTAGTCATACTTACTTCTTTACAGTCTTTACAATGAGTAGCAACTGTTTCATTCAGATTATTAAAAAGTGGTCTTTTTATATTACATTTAGTACATTTAGGATGTATTATATCAATCATTCCAATTTCTTTACAGTCTCCACAGTGAGTAGCAACAGTTTCATTTAAATTATTAAAAATAGGGAGTTTCTTCTGACATTTAATACATTTTTTAGATTTAATATTTATCATATCAATTTCTTTACAACCTCCACAGTGAGACGCAACAGTTTCATTTGGATTATTAAAAATAGGGTATTTCTTAGCACATTTAACGCATTTTTTATGTTTAGTATCTACCATATCAGTTTCTTTATGCTTGTTACAAAACCTACCATATTTTAATTCAGGTATATTAAATGACGCCCATTTTCCACATATATGGCATATATTTCTCAGATTTTTTGTTTTAATATGGTTTATACATATATCGCATACGCTAAATTCATTATTGTCTCTTATAAAATGGCTAATATCCAGTTCATTTTTACATCTATTACACTTTTTAATATTTGTAGTTTTTTGTTCTTCGATATTCATTTTAAAATTTATATATTTTAAGTTTAATTATATAAATTTTCTAAAAAATTTAAATCAAATTATTTATGCTATAGGCAAGCCTCCTGTCAATGAAAGACCTATACCCCAACCAGCACCTTGTCTTACTGAATTTGCTATAGTCATTGAGGGACTTGCCACGTCGAGGAGAGCAAATGTAGTAGCAGCAGTTAATGCTATAACCATAATCTCGCTGATATCCATTTGTTTTTGTGGGATGAAGAAAGCTGCTAAAGCGACTACTAGACCTTCGACCAGATATTTGATAGCGCGCTTAATAATTTCGCCTAAATCGAATGATGAACGAAAATGTTGAACTTCTCTTTGTAAAGTATCCATATTATTTATATTATACCATTAGAAAAAAATACTTAAAGTTTATACATGTTTCTTAAAATAAACTATGAGTTCATCAAAAGAAATCAAAGAAGACTTTTTAGCTGTTGATAATCCTATTCCAGGTCAAAATTATGTTTGTTTAAGTTTTGTATCTCCGGAAGAAGTTATCTTAAATAAAAGCTCTCATTTTGTAAGTAAATTTGTTCAAAGTGTTTGTGGTGCTTATAAATTTTCAGAAGAACCTACTATTGAAGAATTAAAAGCGTTCCGCGACCATGTTACACAACATTTAACTCCTGAAGGTTGTGATGAAAAATATAAAGACTTCTTATTTGCTCGCCAAGAAGAATTAGAAAAGGAATATTATGAAAAGAATAATTATCAAACAACTATTCGTGGTTTAAAAGTGCGTGGTGTTTATGATACTTTAAAGGAAGCTCAACATCGAGCTAAGGAAATCCAAAGATTAGACCGTAACTTCAATGTTTATGTAGGTCAAGTTGGTTACTGGTTACCATGGGATCCACAACCACAAAAGGTTGCGAATCAAGAATATTTGGAAGAAGGATTAAACACTCTTGTTAAGAAATATCAAGAAAATCAAAAAGCTCGTGAACAACATTTCCAAGAAAACATCGATTATGTTAAAGAACAATCGTCAAAGGCAGTCGAACAACATAAGAAATCTAAGGAAACAGCAACTTCATCCGATTCACTTTCTGACTTACCACCATTAATCGAAGAAGTTTCAGAAGTTTCACAAGATGAAAAGAAAGTTTTTACTGAAGAAGACCCATGGTTAAAACAGAAGTCACAATAAGAAAAATGTAAATATACAATATGATATAGTATGAAAGCCATAATATTTACGCTTTTTATAATAGCTATTATATTTATGGTTATAGGATATCTTGAAAATTATAAAGATTGTCCTTTACCCAAAATAGAATATAGATATGTTCCACGCAGTTTTTATGAAGAACAAGTTAGTGGTATGAATTTGAAGAATTTATATAGTGATATTTTCAATGACCCTGAAATATGGTCTTCATATCCTTTAGGTATGGTAGAAAATAATGCTTCATTATCGAAGACACAATTTAAAAATTTTATTCAATTATAATGTCAGCTATAATTTATGTGTTTAAATTTCATATAAATTATAATTATTTTTATTAATAAATGTTAATAGGTATTATTGGTTTAGGTTTTGTAGGTAATGCTATTTACCAATCATATATTAAAAAAGGTGTTAATCTTATAGGTTACGATAAATTCAAGAATATAGGTAATTTAGATGATTGTTTAAAATCAGATATAATTTTCTTAGCATTACCAACTGTATACGATTATAAATTAGGCGAATATAATAAACAACCAATTATAGATACATGTGAATATTTAACAGAAAAGTCTTATAATGGATTAATTGTTATTAAAAGTACTGTTGAACCTTGTACAACAGAAAAACTTAGTCAACAATTTCCTTTATTGAATTTTGTTCATAACCCCGAATTTCTTCGTGCTAAAACAGCGGAAGAAGATTTCCATAACCAAACACATATAGTATTAGGTAAATCTCAATCATGTTCTGTAGAATTATTTGATAAATTGTATGATTTTTATAAAAGTTATTATCCTGATGCTAAAATATCAAAATGTTCATCTACAGAATCGGAAATGATGAAAATATTTATTAATAGTTTTTACAGTGTTAAAATCCAATATTTTACTGAGTTGTATCTAACTTGTCAAAAAATGGGAACCGATTTTAATAGTATTAGAAACATGATGTTACTAAATGACCAAATTCACGAATCTTTTACAAATGTTCCTGGACATGATGGTCAGATAAGTTATGGTGGATTATGTTTTCCGAAAGATACTAATGCTCTTAATGAGTTTATGAAGAGAAATGATATTCCAAATGAAGTATTAGACGCGTGTGTTTCAGAAAGGAATAAAATGAGAAAAGACCATGATAACTGTGAGTTATAAATGATATTAATTAAAATAATCGATATTCGTAATAAAAAAAACAGTAACCAATGTAGGTAATATGGTTATATTATTTAAAATTATCGAATTTTAAATACTATATATTAAATTCCGCGTAATGACCTCTACAAAACTAGTTATCATCGATAACTAGTGTTGAAAACTATCAACAATTCATAAATAGTCTTCAACCAGAAGTGAGTTATATTTTACTTGAATATGAAAATGATACTTACTCATCTTTATTAAATAAAGTTACTGATTTAAAATTAACTTCAATCGAAAGTGTGGCTTTAGTTTCACACAGTGTTATCGGAAGAGACTTCCAAATGTTAAGTAGTGCACCATTATGTACTTTATCAGATGTAGAAATTTCAGACCCATCATTAAGTAGTTGGTCTGAATGGAAACAATTCTGGACAAATTTAGGTACTCCAATTATTGACTTATTAGGATGTGCTTTATATATGGATGAAAGCTGGAAATATGTATTGAACACATTAGAATCGCAAATGGGAGTCAACTTTCGCGCATCAGTCGATGACACAGGTGCTTAAATTATGTAAAATAAATATATTTTGTAAAACTTATTATAAAATACATTTTAATATGAATACATATCATTAAGCTTCTGTTTTTCGATAATAATATCAATATGGTCTAATATATTAGGTAAACTAATATTAGAGTCAATCATATAATCAGCTGGAATATATATTCCATTTTCTAATTTTATAAAAAAAAAGTTTTGTTTTCTTAGTCTTTCGTATTTTTCTTCAGTATTCACATATGGACAAACATAAGATGTATGTGTATTTATATATGAACTTGTATAGTTTTCGAATCGATGTTTATGTATTAGATGTTTTGATACAAGTTTCATAAACGAAGGGTTTTTACCAATTAATCCAATTCTTAACATTCATATTATAGATATCACTTTTTTTCTTTATCAACAGAAAGTGGATAAATGTGTGTGTTTTCAGGTATAGAACCTTTATTAATATGAAATGTCTTAAATACTTTACTCTGAAATACATTACTTGGTTGTAATGTGAATTCAAATTGGTATATATCACAATAAATATCCCAATTAAATTCTTCTATATCAAGGTCACCTGATTTAGATGATATCCATTTCTTCATAGCTTTACCTAAATCAGTATCTCGAAAGTCTTCCCATGCGTTTAATATATTATGTGTAACCATTATCATATCACTCCATTTATAATCAAAAGGCATATTACTATCCTTACCTCTCATATTAATTTTTGGATAATAATACTGTTGAAAACAATCATTATCAGACGCGAATATTTCATTCCAACCGCCATGACCATTAAATTCATATGTAGCACGTCCCCAATCTATTATTTTAACAATATATCCGTAAGTTGGAACTCTAAAATATTGTCCTTTAAAGTTATAATAAATATATTGGTCTTTAGTTATGGACAACATTACATTACTTAAGTGTAAATCATTATGTTTTATACCAAATACAGTAACCATACAGACAATAGCCGCATATATCTGAAACACAATAGAAACAAACTGGTGATAATCCATCTTATTATGGTCATATATAACATCAACATCCATTTCAGCTTTTTCTGTAGCAAGAAGATAACAAGGAAAATTATTAAATTCAAGAAAAACTCCTTTTTTAACAGTATGAAAACCAGAATAATCGCCATTATCTTCAATAAAATCTTTTACAAAACTTTCTTTTCTGAAAGCAGATTCTTTAGTTATGTCAAATGTAAATTTATCAAAAATAGTTCTATAACATCCATACATTTTACCAAAATGTGGACTTAAGTTAAGTTCTCTCAATTTGGATACAAGATATGTTGTCATGATTTCAACATTAGTGGATGAATAAGGATGATAAACACGATTATAATAAATATGTTCATAATAAGGATTCATCTTACCTTTAGTATAATGAATATGAGCTAAATCATAAGATAATAAGGGTATTTCTTTTAAAAAGATATCGGTATGATAAAAATGTCTATTCTTAGTTTTTATTTTAGCTTTATAAATATAGCCTATAGCATCAATTCGGTCTTTCTTTTTGATAAGTTTCATTAATTTATCATTATGGTTTAATGTTTTTTCGTATTTTAAATGAGTTGAAAATTCTCTTAAAATTGGAACATAATAAGTAAAAGAACCTTCTTGTATTTTATAATTTTCTTTAATATTATCGTGTAATTCATTATATTCTTTATCAGCGACAGGTCTGGATGATAAGGAACTATAAATATTTTCTAAATCAATACTCATTAACTAAAACTTGTTATAAAGATGAATATTTTTTATAAGTTCATAACGCATTTTGCGTTTGAAATTATCATGATTATTATTTTTTAATTATAAATATGCTTGAAATAAAGAAATTTGATATGCGTGGTATAGACGATGATAAGGTTTGTGTAATGATAGGTAAAAGAAATACAGGTAAATCCTTTTTAGTTAAAGACCTTCTTTATCATCATAAAGATATTCCAGTTGGCAATGTCTTAAGTGGAACTGAAGAAGCTAATGGATTTTATGGTAAGATGATGCCTGGTATTTTTATTCATGGTGGATATACTCCTGAAATAGTTGACCGTTTCATAAAAAGACAAAAATTAGTTGTAAAAACTCTTAATAAAGAGATTGACAGAGGTGTTGACCCGCGAAGTACAAGTATTGACCCACGTGCTTTTTTCATATTAGATGATTGTTTATATGACAATTCATGGACTACTGATGTGAATATCCGTTCTCTCTTTATGAATGGTCGTCATTATAAAGTTTTTTTCATTATTACTATGCAATATCCTTTAGGTATTCCACCAAATTTAAGAGCTAATATTGATTATGTATTTATTTTAAGAAATAACAGCACTTCTGATAGAAAAAGAATATATGAACATTATGCAGGTATTTTTCCTACATTTGAAGCTTTTTGTCAAGTTATGGATTCCTGTACAGAAAACTATGAATGTCTTGTAATTAATAATACAGTAAGAAGTAATAAAATAGAGGATTGTGTTTTCTGGTATAAAGCAGATCCGCACGAAGATTTTAAAATAGGACATCCTACTTTTTGGAAATACCATCAAGAAAATTGTAAGTCTCTTGATGATGATGAAGAAGACGAATATGACCCTTATAAAAATAAGAAAAAGAAAGGAACATATATGACTATTAAAAAAACATATTAGAAATCCGGAGTTCCTAACATAATATCTTGTTCAGAGCCACCAGTTAAAACTACTGTTTCTTGACCCGTTAATAAGATGAAAGAGTATATAGCACCAACTGACCATAAGAAGCCGTGTACAAACATTTTAGCAAGGTCTATATTTGACCATTTTTCAGAATTGAGATGTTTATTTATCATATATACGAGCACATTCATAATGCCAAATATAACACCAATTATTAATGGATACTTAGTCATAATAAATATATTATATGGTTCAGATAAATATTTATTTTCTTAAACTTATTATAAATTATGAACAAAGTTCTTTATAATTTAAAAACGCTTGTTAGTAGTAATCCAGGTCGTGTGCGTTTGAAGCCCATATCATATACACAAAAGTATGAAGATGTTGTTCCACCTAAAAAAGTGGTTATTAAAGGTATGGACGAGACAGAAACCGCACCATTATTGAATGAAGTTTTAGAAAAGTTCATGGAACCATTTCAAACTGGTAATATGTCCACTGTCAATTTAAATTACGATAATGGTTCTTATATTACACAGTTACAAAATCTACAACCTTATTTAGGAACAAGTGCGTGTGCGGAAATCGCAGCTCGTTCTTTAGCAGTTATCGAGCGTAGTATGTATCAACAACAAGAAATAGCCACTCTTAAATTAAATATCCAAACTCTTCAAGATCAGTTAACAGCAGAAGCACGACCGCGTATTGCTGCGACTATCGATACTGACTTAAAGGCGGATGTTTCGCTGGATCTTCGATATCTCTTTTATATACAAAAATATGGTCCACCGGTAGATGGTATTTTCGACCCAATTAAACTTGCGGAATGTGTTACTACATAATCATATTTCTAATAAAAATAGATTTATTAGAAGAATGGATAAATCATTTAAGCACTTAAGACTAATTTAATAGCCCAGACTTTTGGTAAAACACCGTCACATTGAGCAGTTAAGTTTTGATTACCTGAGAAGACTGATGATAAGTTGATTTGAGTTGATGACATTGAAGTACCTGATAATAATGATGAATCAGCTGATAAACCACCTTGCATACGAACGCGGAAGATGATTTCATCACCTTGTTGGAATGGCATTGAGATGACTGAACCAGTGTGATCACTTAAGAAACGACTCTTATCAGCATTGATTAATTGTTCTAATAAGAATTTACGGACATCTAATGAATTTAAACCGTTTGAACCACAGAATTGACCACCTAAGTTATCATTTGATAAGTCAGCTTCCATAGCTTCATCATTCTTAATTGGAGCTTGAGCTTGTGGGTGACCGAATAAGACTGAA